ACAAACTACCCCCCTTACAATATCGTAAAAATGGATGACACCAATTATGCAATTCAGATTGCAGTTGCTGGATTCGGTAAAGACGATATTGAGATTGAAACAAAAGAGAATACTCTTTCAATCAAGTCTAAAGAAAAGGGTGAAGTTGTTGATGAAACAACTTATCTGCACAAGGGCATTTCAAATCGTGCCTTTAAAAGAACTTTCACTATCTCTGATGATGTGGTAGTTAAAGGTGCAACTTTTGAAAATGGGTTGTTGAACGTAGAACTTGAAAGAATCATTCCAGAGGAAAAGAAGCCTCGCCTGATTAAAATCAAGTAATTTTGTAAGAGCGCCTCTTGACAGGGGCGCTCTTTTATGTTATAGTATGTGTAATTGAATTGAGGATTTGTAATGAAATATTTTAAGAACAAAGATGAGCCTACAGTAGTTGATAAAATTGACTACAAATATTCAGAGGATAGAATCCTCAAAGAGTTGCAAGAGTATATTGATAAAACTTACTCTGCACACTATTCCCACAATAGATTTCAAGCAACAGAATTCATCATGGACTCGGGCCATGGAGAAGGTTTCTGTATCGGCAACATTTTAAAGTATAGTCAACGATACGGAAAGAAAGACGGCAAGAACAGAAATGACTTGCTAAAAGTGATCCATTATGGTATAATGGCACTTCATAATCACGATACAACGGAGAATAATTGATATGAAACTTAGTAATGATACCAGAGAAGTTCTGAAGAACTTTTCTACCATTAACCAGAATCTTCTGGTAAAAAATGGAACTGTGATTGGAACAATGTCAGCGATGAAAAACATCGTTGCAAAGGCAACTGTTCCAGATACTTTCAACAATGAATTTGCCATCTATGACTTGAATGAGTTCTTGTCTGCAATGTCTCTATTCAAAGACCCAACTCTCACATTCGATGAGAAGAGTGTAAAACTTAATGAAGAGGGTGGTGGTAGTAAACTAACTTATATGTTCAGTGACCCATCTATCGTGACAGCTCCCAAGACAGAAATCACTATGCCAAGTGTTGATGTAGAGTTTACTTTTACACAAGACACATTTAACCAAATCCAAAAGGCATCTGCTGTTCTTGGTGTTCCAGATGTGGTTCTCAAAGGAACTGCTGGTGGTAGTATTGAACTTACTGTTACTGATCGTAAGAATGATACATCCAATGACTTCAGTATTACAGTCGGCGAAAACTCACCAACTGATTTCACATACTTCTTTAAGGTTGAAAACCTAAAACTCCTGTCAGGCGACTACAAGGTAGAAGTTTCTTCAAAAGGTATCTCACATTTTACTAATGTGTCGAAATCTATTGAATACTTTATTGCACTTGAAGCTGCTTAATGTATCATAAAAAAGTCATTAAACCACTTAATGACTCATATATGAAACATTATTGACAAGGAGATATATTATGAATGATGTGATGCTTTGGGTGGAGAAATATCGTCCATCCAAAATCAGTGAGTGTATTCTTACTGATGATTTGAAAACGACTTTCCAGACCTTTGTAGATGAAGGACATATTCCAAACCTTCTTTTATCTGGTGGGCCTGGAGTAGGTAAAACCACAGTTGCAAAAGCAATGCTTGAGGAACTTGGTGCTACTTATATGATGATAAACGGTTCTGAAGAATCTGGTATTGATGTTCTCAGAAACAAGATTAAGAACTTTGCTTCTACTGTCTCTATGGATGGTAATCGTAAATTCGTGATTCTTGATGAGGCAGACTATCTAAATCCACAATCAACTCAGCCTGCCTTGCGTGGGTTCATTGAAGAGTTCCATAAGAACTGTGGATTTATCCTTACCTGTAACTTCAAGAACCGTATTATCGACCCTTTGCACAGTCGGTGTTCTGTAGTAGAGTTTCGTATTCCTACTACTGATAAACCTAAACTTGCTGGACAATTCTTCAAAAGAGTGCAAACCATTCTGCAAGAAGAAAAGGTTCAGTTTGAACCAAAGGCTGTCGCTGGTATTGTTGAGAAACACTTCCCAGATTGGAGAAGAGTTCTTAATGAACTGCAAAGGTATTCTGCCTCTGGTATGATTGATGGTGGTATACTAGTTAATCTATCAGAAACCAACATGAAGGACTTAACAACTTTCCTTAAAGAGAAAGACTTTAAGTCTATTCGCAAATGGGTTGCAAACAACCTAGATAATGATCCTGCTCGTATGTACCGTAAGGTATACGATTCTCTGTATGAAGAAGTACAGCCTTCTACTGTTCCTCATCTTGTTCTCGCAACAGCAGACTACTCTTATAAATCTGCCTTTGTCGCTGATCAAGAAATCAATATGCTTGCATTTATGATTGAGGTTATGACACAGGTGAATTGGAAATGAGTTATGAACTAAAAGATTATCTAAAGTCTATCAATGAAACAAAGGAAAATCTGATGGATTCAGATGATCCTATGTGGGAAAAGAAATATTCGCCGTTCATCATTAACAAGTGTTTGGCGCCATTCAATGACACCATAATGCTTGTTAATGAGGTGAATCAACGTCACCACCTTGACACAAAACTCCAATATGACTTTTTACTAAATACTATTAGATCGAAGAAACGCTATGCTCCTTGGGTAAAGGCAGATAAGTTGAAAGATTTAGAGTATGTAAAAGAGTATTTTGGTTATAGTAATGCAAAAGCAAAAGCCGCTCTTCAAATACTTGATAATGAACAGATAACGACTATAAAAAATAGTTTGAATAAAGGTGGAAGAAAATGAATGAAATTGAATGGCATCCAGAAAAGATGCTGGAAGTAAAATTAAAAGAACCAGATGACTTCCTAAAGGTTCGTGAGACATTATCTCGTATTGGTGTCGCCTCTCGTAAAGAGAGAAAACTCTATCAGTCTTGTCACATCCTACATAAACAAGGTAAGTATTACATTGTCCATTTCAAGGAACTTTTTGCTCTTGATGGTAAAGATACAAACCTAAACGAGAACGATGTATCAAGACGAAACTCAATCGCCGGACTACTTGGTGATTGGGGGTTGATTGAAATAGTTGGTGAAGCTGAACCTAAAGCACCTCTTTCTCAAATTAAAGTAATCGCTTTTAAAGAGAAGGATGAGTGGGAACTGGAAACAAAATACAATATCGGTAAAAAAAGAGAAGCTTAAATTGACACAAAAATTCTCCCAATTCATTACAGAAGAACCAAAAGAACAGAAGTATAAACTCCTCATTCTTTCGCATGACGATCCACTAGACCCTAATGAGACAGGGCCTATGATTCGTAAGACTGCGAAATCAATGGGTATTGAATGTTATCTTGCTGAATTCTCTGGTTCTTATATGGAGTCTGATGGAGACAGTAAGTTAGTTTATTCTTTTCCAGTAAATGATGAAGGCAAGGCAGAACTTCCTACAATGAAGTCTGATGCTGAATACGATAAACCGTTTAAGATTAATCCTAAAGATACTCTTGTTATGGCAAGAGGATTGGGTTCTACAGTAAAGCTTGGAAACCGTTCTTGGTGGGTAACTATTAATAATCTAGAAGAAGAAGGTTACACTGTCATCAACTCTACAAAGTGCCATGACATTTGTGGTGATAAATGGTATAACCAAGTTGTTTTCCAAAGAGAAGATTTTAATACACCAAAGACAGTTTTGGTTCGTCATGCAGAAGGTGGCGCAGCTGCAGCAGAGAAACTTGGAAATAAGTTTCCAATGATTCTTAAAACATCTACAGGTTCTAGGGGTGTTGGTGTTATGTGGGTTGAGAGTTTGAAATCTCTTCACAGTGTTATCCAACTACTATATAGAGAAGATGAGTATGTAGACATTCTTTTGCAAGAATATATTAAGACAGATTATGACGTAAGAGTTATTATTGTTGCTGGACAAATAATTGGTGCGATGAAACGACCTGTTATCAGTGATGATTTTAGAAGTAATGTTTCTCAAGGTTCTGAACCAGAGATACATGAGTTGACTGAATTAGAAAAAGAAGAATCAATTCGGGCGGCTAAAGCAGTGGATGGAATGATTGTCGGAGTTGACTTCATTCCTGCTAAAAACAGAGATAAAGATAAACCATATATGATTGAGGTGAACTCTACTCCTGGCCTTATGGGTATTGAAGCAGTTTACAAAGATGCAGCTTCCAAACCACTTATCAAAGATCAGAAGAGAAGTATCTCAAAAGAAATATTGGAAATCTTTATGAATAGAGACAATTGGAGTATATAATGACACTACTAGAAGCAATCAAAAAACACAACGAAGGTAAGATTGCCCTACATAAAGCAAATGTTGCAATCTATTTGAAGAACCCTGCTGGTATTGGAGAACATTCTGATATTGCAGAGGCCGTAGAAGCAGAACTACTTAAAATTGCAGAAGCACAAGATGTTATCGACATGATTGATAGACACTTCACCTCAGAGGAACAATTACCTCTTTTCTCTTGACATTTCCCCCTAATGGTGGTATATTTACATAATGAAGTTTTACACACATATCGCCCAATGGGGTAATCAATTACTTGTTCGTGCAGTAGAGAATGGTGTTCGTTCTAACTACAAAGTTAAATACGAGCCCACTCTTTATGTTCCAGTAAAGAAGGAAACTGGCTGGAAAACACTTGACGGTAATAATGTCAGTCCAATGAAGTTCCTCTCTATCAAAGAGGCAAAGGAATTTGTTGCACAGTACGAAAGTCAACCACACCTTGTGCATGGTATGACACAGTTTCCTTATACCTATATTTCAGAAACATATCCCAAACAGATTCAGTTTGATAGTTCACATATGCGAATTGTCACTATTGATATTGAGGTAGAATGTGAGAACGGTTTTCCAAATGCTGATCAAGCACTTGAACCAATGCTGTCTATCACTATCAAAAACCATGACACTGGACGTATCAAGGTTTGGGGATTGCACGATTATCATAACGATAGAGAAGATGTACAATATATCAAATGTCAGACTGAACGTGAATTACTAGCCCAATTCCTTTCGTGGTGGGAAAGTGATCATCCAGACATTATCACTGGTTGGAATACAGAGTTCTTTGATATTCCCTATATCTGTAACCGTATCAAATCGGTTATGGGTGAGGATGCTATGAAGCGTCTTTCGCCATGGGGTGTTGTGAACTCTCGTATGGTAAACTCTGGTTTTGGACGTAAAGATCAAGTCTATGA